TTTGTTGGATTTGTTTTAGAATTCTTTCACAAGAATCCATACACATCTTGTAATATTCCACCTTTTGTTTTTGCTTGATAAGTTCTTCATCTGACTCAAGGTAGATTGGTATGTCTTGTTTTAAGATTTTATGGTCGAATGGATTATCACGGTAGACTTCTGGGTCTGCCTTACCACCATAATACTCCCACTTCTTACGATAGAGAACACGATAAGTTCCCTCATTCATAAGATGAAGTTGTCTGAATGTGTTATAGATGTTTAGATATTTTTGGTGAAGGGAAGCAGACTTTAGAGACTCATCAGCGAGTTCCAAGTCATCCATTTTTAGGTCTTTTTCGGCCTGTGCCTGTAATTCATCAAGTGTCATAATATCTCCATTATATAAAGTGAGCAGTGATTGGTTAGAACTTGCTGTTCTATATTATCCCACTGAGGAGACTAAAAGTTGATTGTTCAAGTCAACCTTATCATCTGCTCAAATTTATTTATAAAACTTCAAATTCGTAGATGTCGTATTTGAAGGTAACTGTTGCTGTCAATTGTTCAGTATCAGTTTGTTGTGTATTGTAGTTTAATCCAGAAAGTGATGTAGGGTAACAGTTGGTAAAGTTTGCCCTTAGTATAGGATTATTCTTGTTTGACAAAATAGTTAATGTCGCATCACTCATCAATCTGGATGGATTTGCTCTTCCACTACCGCCTGCTGGTCTAGTAGACTCTGAATTTGATACAGCATCAGCAAACTGTTGTGTATTTTTTGGAAACGCAATACCTGTCATCCAATCGTGTATTTCACGATAGTTCTGAAGTGTTTCCCCTACGAGAAAGGTTACTTCCAAGTCACTGAAATCTAGAGTATCACCCATAAATGCAACGGATTTGAATCTAGTGTTGATTGCAGCGTCACCAGAAAAACTAATGCCTGGAATATTGACTTGAGTTGCAAAATATTCTACTGTAGGAATTTTAAGTAAAGAAAACCTAAACTGACTTGGACTAGCAAAGTCAAGTGTTTCTGGTTGTCTTAAAAGTGGGTTAAATTCTACCATTGTATTATTCCTTTTACACTAGTATTTATAACGCCCATAAAAAAGGGAGAACCCGAAGGTTCTCCCAAATTTTGACTTTATTACTAAAGTTTCTTATTATAAACCAGATTACATTAGGTTTGTAACTTGAACTCTTCTGTAGTAAACATTGTCGTTTGCAGTGATAACACCACCACGAGCAGTTGCACCACCAGCGAATGGGTTTGCAGTCATGCCGTAGCGTGTCTTGAAACCAATCTTTGGTTGGAATGTGTTCTCACCAACTGCACGAACCATCTGTAGTGGAACATATGGGCAGTAGAAGAGACCTGCATCGTAAGGGGAAGTTCCCTTATATCCTACAACGAAGAACTGTTTGTCAGCAGCGTTTGCAGAATATGGATCGATGTATACTTTGTAGCGTCCGTTAAGAACACCAGCGAAAGTATTACCAGCATCGTCAACATTTAGGTTGTTGTTAAGAGCAGGTGAAGTGTCTAGAACACCAGCCATCTGAAGTGCAGAAGCAACATCAGAAGAACAGATGATGACATTACCTTTACCTCTACGAGTCTGTTGAGCGATAACATTTGCTTCTCTCTCAACTTGGAACATTAGACCCTTGAACTTCTCAACTGACCAACGACCGTTTGAATCAACATCCATGTCGAAGATACCAGAAGCAGCAGTATCAGTCTGAGCACCAACTTTAGCAGAGGTGTAGATTGTTCTGATAACTTCACGGTTGATTTCGTTAAGAATTTCAGAAGAAAGGATATTTGCAAGTTCAGTCTCAGCGTCCAAACCATGAATCGCCTTGAGGTCTTGTGCAAGTTCCATTGTGTATTCTGCCTTTAGAGCACGAGATTTCGCCTCAACTGACTGCTTCTCGATTGAGAACGCCATTTCAGCAAAACTGTTTGAAGCAGAGTCACCAAGTGCTTCTGCAGCAGCAGTTGTCATACCTGTGCCGTTAGTGTATGTGCCAGGGACACTATCGTTAAGAACAGCAGGGTTAGTTCCTACTTGAGCACCAGTTCCAGAGAAGTCTGAATCAGCCTCATTGTAGAAGGTTTCGCCACCAGCCTGTGAGGTGTAGCGTGAACGCATCGCAAAGATTAGTCCAGTTGGGCCAGTCATTGGTTGAACACCAGCGACATCATATGCGATAAGGTTAGGCATAGAGCGTCTAACGAGAGAAATTAGGATCGGATCCCAATTTTGCACATCAGAGCCTGTTGCGTTAGTTGGTGCAGCCTCGCCGAGGAAACCTCTGTCCTCACGAAGTGCTTTTTCTTGGTTTTCTAGGATAACTGTGGTTACAGCCTTGCGATAAGAATCCTTGATCTCTGGAAGATCATTGTGTTCTAGGACTGGCTGCCACTTTTCCTGTAGATGTTCTGTTTGGAACATTGTAGTTTCTCCTTATTGAGTTTTTCTAATAATATTTATAAAAAGTCCAGTTTTCACTTACTTTTCATTAGCTCGCTTTACATTTTTACTGATCGCAGCCATGTAAGCGGCCATTGCACCAGTTGTATCGAAGGCATCTGAACCATCAGTTTCAGAGTCTACAGATTCAGCGATAGTGGTTGCCTTAGGAAAATAACTTTCCTTAAGCGTATTGAGTTTACCTCTGAAACCGTCTTCATCAGTAAAATCAACATCCTCTGCAAGAGACTTAAACTTCTCAACTTCTGTATCAGCGAGGTCGGAAGCAACTTCTGCAAAGACTGACTCACGAACTAGTTGATCGTTCTGCTTCTTAATAGCAGCAGTCTTTTCAATTTGTTCATTGAGTTTAGACTCTAGTTCATCAATCTTATCAGACTGAGTTCCTAGTAGGTCATACTTTTCTGCCGGAACATCAATGTAATGTTCTTCAAAGAGAGACTTGAGACCAGTAATGAAATCTTCAGCAATCTCACCTTTGAGACCTCTTTCGATTGCAATTTCGTTCTCTTTCATCCACTCTTCTACGACATAGTTCATGTAAGAATCAACTTTTTCAGTGATTTCGGCACGAACAGATTCGATTTGTTCTGCGACTTCTTCTTTTTTAGCAGTTTCAATTCTTTCAACTTCTGAACGAAGTTTAGATTTAACTGCGGCTTCAAAGATTGTTGCAGCCTTAGTTTTGAACTCTTCAGATAGTTCTTCACCTTCTGTAAGTGCAGAAACATCTTCAGAAACATCTACAGATGCAAGACGATCTTCCAAAGTAGATTCGTCAACTGACTCCTCTTCTTCTTCTTTGTCTGACATCATAGCATCGTATGCAGCCTTGAGTTCAACTGATTTCATGCCTGATAGTTTTTCAATCATAGCATCTTTCATTGCCTCTTTAGTCATACGAGCTTCTTCTAGTTCCTCTCCATCATGGTCAACTTCATGACCAGCAGCAAGAGGTTCTTGGATTTTAGTTGCAGAAGGTTCTCCGCCCTGTTCTCCAGCAGCACCTTTTTGCTGTGCATCACCAGAAACCTTTTTTGCTTTTGCCGCATTGTTATGCGAAGCAGATTTCTCTTCTGGTGTATCAGCACCGGCACCACCCAAGTCTTGACGCTCACCCTCTACTGAATCCATCGAGTCGCCTTTAGCAGCACCCTTTGTTGGGGCGTCCTGTGCAGCTTCTTCAAGCTCCGCAGCAACTTCTGCTTCTAGTTCCTCAATAGTCTTGTCTAGTTCTGACATTGGGATTTCTCCTTGAGTTGTTGTATTAACATATTTATAATGATTAAAGTTTTGACAAGAATTTCGCAAATGCAAGTGCGGAAACATTTGACTGTCTCTTTCTTACACTTTCGTTAATCTCATCTCTGATTTTAGCAATCTCGACTTCTTTGAGAATACCGTTATCCCACACCCATTCTTTTCCTTCCATAATACCCTCAACGAAGGCCTGAGGAGCAGAAGGGTCTGCAACAATATCTGCCGCAGTTGCAAGATAAAAATCATCTTTCACATAATTTGCACCGCCCTTAGATTCTAGTGAACCCATGCCTCGTGAAGAGACACCAAGTTTACCACCATCTTTGATTAGTGCTTTCGCAATTTCCCCCATTGGAGTAGAGAGCAGTTTCGCCTCACCAATAAAGTTCTTTCCATCAGCTTCCAGTTTTGTGATCATGTGCGATACTCTGTCAAGATTGACAGTAGGGCCTTCTGGGTGTCCAAGTTCCCCAAACGCACGACCTTCAGCAACAAATTCTTTGTTATATCTAGTGACTTCTTTTTGAAGAACACCAAATGGATAGACACGACCATTTCTATTCTTTTGGTCTGCCTGCATAAAGATTCCACGAATCTTCATCTCTTTACCACCACCGTCTTTTTCTTCAGTGATGTATTCTACTTCTTGTATCTGTTCTGCAATCAGTTTCATTTTTAATACCCCGCTGCAGTAATTTGAGTTCCATACATAGTGCCTGCGCCACGAAGTCCTTCACCAATATTCAAGTGAATGACAATGCCTGCACCACCACCAACATAGATTGTCCCTACATCAGCAGTGTCACCTTCATTACGCACAGTTACTACACCAGCAGAACCAGTATTAAATACCCACACAGCAGTGGCATCTGTAAATCCTGTCGTTGCAGATAGTGCTGTTGCGTTTCCTTTTACTTGCATAGTTCTTTTCCTAAATCGCTGTTAATACTTCTGTTTCAAAATAGTCCAGCAACTGTTTTTGCGGAACATTAAACTTCTTTGAAACATTATTTATAGTTTTATCAAAAGTATTTAGGAAATCAGAAGGTTTACTATCCATTTCCTTGAAAATAGCGTCCACGGCTTTCTTCATCTTAGGAGATAACTTCTTATACTCCTTAGACATTTTATGCTCGTCTTTTTCTGGTAACTCTGTATAGAGTTCAGAAATTGTCTTACTCACTATCTTCTTCTACCTCTGGAATATGGTCAGTCACAAATGTTTTTGCAACTTCCACTCTTTTTGTTTCTAGTGCATCACCTACTTTAGATGCAAGTGCATTGTTAAAGTGTGATTCTGCATCAATGTTATTGCCTGATGCAATCGCATCTACAAAGTCTCTTACATTATTTTCCATCATTTATCTCCTTTTGTCGGATCATTCTGAGCAAACATTCCATCATCCTGTCCCATTGGGTCAGCATCGGCGCCTGCACCAGACTCATCCTTAATTTGGTTGTCAATTTCTTCCATCTCAGAGTCAGACATTCTAAGAACATTCTTACGAACCCATTCCTTAGAGAAATAGTTGCCGACATAAGATTCGATTTGTCCTAACATATCAATTCTTCCTTGCAAGATTTCAGCGTTCTTCAACTCTGTGAAGTGTCCGTCTTGCATGAAGTTAAATTGAATATGTTCTTTGATACTATCCCATTCATCAATTGCGATAACACCCTTGAGAACAAGTTGTGTCTTCAACAAATCTAAGAATAGAACAGCAAATTTCTTACGAAGTTTCTGAACAAATTTTGTAAACTTCAATTCATCTCTAGTGATGTTATCAGAACGACCAATAGAGAATGAGTTCTCTGCTTCCAATCTTGAAATTGGAACATTCAGTGAACGATATAGTTTCTGTTGGAAATATTTAATATCATCAATCTCACCTAAGTTTGAACCGCCAGGCAAGGTTGTGATTTCTGTTCCTCTACCACCTTCTCTACGAGGCAACCAGAAATCTTCCAACATAGACATATGATTTCTATCGTCACGAATCTCACCAGTTCTTGCATCGTAAACTAGTTTGTTACGATAACGATTCATTACATCTTTAAGGTATGCTTCTGCCTTTACTTTAGGCAAGTTACCCACATCAATGTAGAAAATCCTACGCTCGGGCGCACGAGAGATACGGTAGATTACCAACGCATCCTCAATCATACGCAACTGATTTACTGGTTTGATTGCCTTATGTAAATATGAAAGGACTGTGCCTTTGTGCATATCAATAAGACCAGATGGACAGTATGTTACCGCATCAGCAGTAATCTTAATACCACTGGTAGTTCCAGCGTTTTGATCTAGACCCTTATCGTTATAGAGATAGAAATCTTCTACCTTTTTAACTAAATCTAAACCTGTCTTTACATCTTTTTCTTTTTGTTGCTCTCTGACCTTCTTAATCTTACGAGGGTCAATGTAGCGAAGTTCTTGAATACCCTTACGAGGGGATTTCTTGTCGATTACTTTATGATAATAAATGCGTCCATCAACATACCATCTTCTAAAGATGTCATGTCCCTTTGCATTAAAATCAAGTAGGCGCAACACCTCATCAAATTCTTCACGAATTTTATGTTTGATGTTTGCCGATAAGTCTAATCTGTCGAGGGAAATTGCAACCGCCTGATCTTTTTCATCAGATACGATTGCTTCGTTTGCAATATCTTCAACCGCACTATCACACTCTGGTTGTTGTGCAATATCACGATACCGTCTTATTAAGTCTATTTCATTACGATCACGACCATCCATATCAAGGATGGACGCATAGTGTCCACCACCCGATACGATGTCAAGAGTGCCATCGTCAGTAGAGGGAGCAGTGAATCCATCACTACTCCCACTCTGATTCGCTCTTGTGATTCTGAAACCAAAAAGTTCAGCCATTCTATAGTTCTCCTAAATTTTACCCAACTATTTAGTCGGATTAAATTAAGGGTTAAGCACTAACGCCAACTGATTGGAAATGTGTGTATCTCCAACTTACTTCAAAGGTTTCTATATCACTAACTGTGTCGTAGTTCAACTCAATTGAACCAACATTGGTTGGCCAACAGTTACGCATGATATACCTTTTTAGAGGATTATCATCCCTGTCGAGTTGGGTTACAGTCAAGTCAGCAGTATAATCACTAACATTGTTTACACCAGTAGAGAACCGCAATTCATTGATACGGTTCATCCATCTTTCAAACCCATTTCTGAGTTCAAAGTTAGTGTCGTTAATTACCGTTGTAGTCCACGGGTCAAATGTTCTGTCTCCAGCAACATAAAGGATTCTTCCTCTATAGTTTACTGGAACATCAGTAATTGTTTGCCCAGGCAACGATGTTGTTTTTACTAGGAACGATGCCAATTCTCCGTTGATTTCACCAACAGGAGAAGTCAATGTTACTCTAAACTGATTAGCACGAGCACCACCGCCCTCTAGATAAGCCTTAAATTCATCAATAGTAGCCATGTCTTATCTCCTTATCCGCCAATCTCACTGAAAGAAACACCAGTTCTAACAGCAATGAAGTTAAGAGTAATGAAGTTGATTGAACGAGCAGGTTTGATGTAGATGTCTGCAACAAACTCATTTCTATCAATTACTTCACCAGTATTATTTGTTTCGTCTGCAACAACAGAGAAGTCTGTAATACCTCTACGACTTTGAACATCTCTCAAGAATGGTTCAACCATGTTTCTGAATTGAGCACGAGTGAACTCATCGTTGAATTCAAAGAGTTGGTATTTCGCAGCAGTAGCGATTGCCTTCTCAAGCACGATAAACAATCTACGAACATTGATTCTATCGAAAGCAGAAGGTCTAGAAAGACCAGTTCTGTCACCGAAGAGAACTGTTCCTTGGCCTGGGAATGTAGCAACAGGGTTGATACGGGCAGGATAGATAATGTCTCTTTGTGCCTTTGTTGGGTTGTATGCAACTTTAACAGCACCACGAATTTGTCCTCTGTTGTAACCAGCAGGGGAATACCATGGCTCCGCCACATTATCAGTGTTAGCAGCAAGTCCTGCCATGTCACCGTTTAGTGGCACCCAACGATATACATCGTTGTATTTGTCATACATATATTTGTATCCAGAATCGAATACAACATATGATGAACTGTTAATGTTGTTAAAGAAGTTTACAACATTGGTTGTCTGTGCAGCACCAGTTGTTACACCAACGACATCATCTCTACGAGGTGAAATGAATCCTACGCAGTCCTTACGGGCTTCACATAGGTCAGTAATCATAATCGCATGAGTGATACCGTCTGTTGAAGCAGGACAAGTTCCTGCCATAACTAGGTTGACATCAACTGTTTCTGTATCAGCGAATAGGTCGTATGCAAGTTCTAGTTCACCGATTGTTGGTGTATCGTCTGTTCCACCACCAAGTGTATCATCAATAACACCAGCATTACTTGCAACATTGGTGTATGTTCCACCAGATGCAAGTTGTGTTCCAGCATCTGTTAGAGATGAATCGTGATCCATCCAACGAACAAACGAAGAACCTCTGTTCACAACATTCGCATAGAAGTTAGAACCACCTTGAGGTGTCTTTGCAGTATTTGCCTGTGATACAAATGCATATGTTTCAATAACAGCATTTGTTCTCTGTCCAGCAAGGTCTGCATCGTAACCAGTGATACCACCATCTCTGTCGAATACTACGACATGGACTTCATCTTCTGAAAGATTTCTGTCTGTTGCCCATGTTGATGTGCCTGGAGCAGAATCAAATAGGTCATAGAACTTCCAGCGTCTGCGAATTGCAGTATCATCTGCGATTGCAGTCTTTAGTCCACCACCGTTAGGGTTGTCTAGTTGACGAATAGTAAGATCATTAACTGCAATTGCAGTAACCTCATACTGTTGTCCGTCTGCTTCTTGGAAGTATACGATGTCACCAACATTAAACTCTGTTCCGTCATCAACTGTTACTGTTGTATCACCAACGGCAAGAGCTGCGTCATCAACTAGAGAAGTTGTGGTTTCTTCATATGCTTCAGCAGATGAACAGATAGATACACCGAGTGAGTTGCCGTATGTGCCTGGGAATTTTGCTGCCCAGTTACCTACAGAACCCTGTCCAGCGGCATAGTTTGTATCATAATCGTCATCATTTTTAATTTTCAATCCAGCAGCATTTGCAGTTGCGTTGACAGCAGCAGTGTCAGCACGAACAACACGCAATGCGTTACCGTATTGTAGGAAGTTGGCGGCAGTAAACCAAGTCTCATAGTTATTTGAGTCGGGTTTACCAAAGATGTTGACCAATTCCGCTTCTGAACCAATTGGAATAATTTCTTCTACTGGGCCAGTGGAAAAACCACCAGCAACAGCACCAATTGAGGTTGCAACAGCAGGAACAATGTTGGTCAAATCAATCTCTTTTACGAGAACGCCAGGGGATAATTGAAATGCCATCTCTGTTTCTCCTTTATGGATTCATTATTTAAGTTTCCAAACTTACGAATATATTTATAAAAAGGATGTTTTACACATCGTATTTTTATAGGTTAGGCAGCACATAAATAATAATATGTCGGAGCATTATCAGAAATACAAAGATACCATAAAGAAGGTTTCACAAAGAAACTACAGGAAACGCAAGATATGGGTTAATGAATATCTTGGCGATAAAATCTGTTGTCACTGTGATGAATCTGAAACTGCCTGTCTCCAATTTTATCCTCATGAGAGGAAAATTCGTTCTTTAACCAAAAGAAAAGGATTGAATGAGGAATCTAGAACAGAAGTTAATAGACTAATCAACCAATCCAAAGTTGTATGTGCAAATTGCTTCTTAAAATTAGAAAACGATATTATTGATATTATGTAGGTATTTGAAGATTTCTACCAATCGGAATCGTATGAACGAACTACTGGACTCCAACGAGTTCCATACTCATCTACAATAGTCTCACCATAGTCATTCAACCCATCGTCAATAAAACCAAAGGGCGCCATGTCCTGTTCTAATTGATGTTGTTGTTCTAGGAACATTCTAGCACGAATATCATCATCTGTCAACTCTTTGAAGTATGTCTGTTGAATTAACCATGCAAATATTACACAACACATTGCAAGGTCATCTGTGTGTCCATCTTCTGCCTCATAAGACTGTCCCTTCTGTGAGAAGGTAGAAAATTCATTGATTAAGTCATAATCTTGTATAATTAACTTGTCGGTTTCAATAATCTGTTTGAGGTTAGAACATCCTAGTGATTTTACAGCCTTAGTGGTTCTTACACCCAACTGTGCTTTACCTCCACTAAAACCACCACCAATCACCTGACCCGCACGCCCACGCATGGATGCCATGATAAGGTTCTCATACTCTAAGTCAAACTGTAGTGCAGATGCTACCTGTTCCCCAATATCATTAACTTCTACAAGAGTGTATGCAAGGTTATATGCAGTAGCAACATCGTGAATAATATTAGGAAAGAGTAGAGGTTTGATTTCGTTATTACGATATTTTGCAACAATCCTGTAAGGAACTGTTGTGACATCAAATACGAGAAATGCAGAATAGTCATTCTGTGTTCCTCTTGCAACATCACATACTACTGTGTATAGATGACCCTCTTTCGGTTTCTCATACATATCCAATCCAGCATTAGACTGAATAGGATTGAGAAATGCCATTGTTTTAATCTTAGATGGGTGAATCAGAGTATTAGTAGAACCTAAGAACTCACATTCAAATTCTCTTTGGAACTGTTCCTTAGAGGTGTTTGCAATGGTTTCTTCTTTCCACTTCTCATCTCTGCCAGGCACTTGACTCCAGTGAACATCTATGATATTATAGGAGTTTCGTTTATTCTCTGCATCTGTCCACAACTTGTAGAATAGATTCATACCATTTGGAGTTGATACGATAACAACTTTGGTAGACTTACCAGATGAGATTGTAGGATATACCGAACTAAAGAAGTCCTCTGCAACATTCTGTGGAACGAAAGCAAATTCGTCCAAGAACAACATATTGTAAGAACCACCACGAACAGCAGAAGAAGATGTGGATGATGCAACTACACGAGAACCATTCTCTAAGTCAAGTGAACCTTTGTTCCAAGACATAACGCCTTGTTGTAACCACTTTGGTAGGTTTTCGTATGCGAGTTGAAGTCTTCCTAGAATATCTCTTGCAGTTGCGGCCTTGTTGGCAAGGATTGCAACATTCATGTTCGCATTGAACAGAACATAGTGCAACACATAAGAAATAAGTGTTGTTGACTTACCAGACTGTCTAGGGAGTTTACAAATCGTAAAACGATTGTTGTGAATTGTATCTACAATGTCTTCTTGGAAATCATACATTTCAAAGGGAACAAGGCCCTCATCCAAAGAAACGATTTTGATGTAATTCTTGATAAAGTATATGGGGTCTTCCATACACTTCTGATATTCAAGAACTTGTTCCTTTGTCCATTCGACAGGAACATTCGCTTTCTTTAGTAGTGGGTTTCCAAGATAGTGTTCATAATTTTGCATAACATAGTTCTATTTTAAGATTTATTAACCACGGCCGTTAGAATACTGTCCAAACTGTCTACCCCATGAAACAAAATCATATATATTAGTATCAGCATTAAACTCAGCACCACCAGTAGATTGCAAAGTGAAGCCCATTCCATTGAAATCTGTCAGTGGGTTTGTCTGTTCTTGGTTTGGCAATGATGGATATATTGCCGCTCCTGAACTTTCTCCGTTTACAGGTCGTGATACATCGTCTATTAGTCCTTTATTTCCAGTAGCATTATTAAGAAGAATCAATACCGCAGCAGGTTTATTTGAAGTTACGACATGGAAATTATCCGTTCCCTTTGAGTGATATTGGCCAGTAAATGTATAACCTTCAATATCACACCACGCATACATGACAAATTGGTTTCCATTTGCATTAGTTCCACCACCACCAAAAGTAACTAAAGTATCTGATGGATGAGTTGAGTTCCATGCTGCAGCGCCAGGAGTGTTAAAGGGCACAGTAGCATTCAAAACATGATAACCAGTTCCAGCATTCCTGTGATATACAATCCAGTTTGTCGTAGAGGTTGTGCCCTGATCATCATATTGTTTTACTATGATAAATGAAGGCGCTGTTGGCAAACCGTGTTCAATGGTGGCGCCAGCGGTGCCGTTGCCAGTATATGTGGTTACACTAAATCCACCTTTAGTATTTACAGATTGTTTTTCTGGAATAATAGTGGCAGACAACAGGTTTGTTGTTCTATCTGCACCATCAACTTTGAAAGAACCAGCAGTTGGAGGATTACCAACAGTTGCAGTATTCGTTGCAGTTGGAGCTCCACCAGCCTTCCAACAATATGCACTATGAATATTAGTATTTTTATTAACCCCAACAGCACTTTGCAAATCAAATCCATTACTTGTGAACCCACCAAAAGCACTATAATCTGTAGCATTAGCATTAGTGTTTAGGAGAAGACCACTATTATCTCCACGAAGAGAATCGTAGACTTGCCAATTGTATCGAATGGTATCAGTCCTATCTTTAATCCAAACGAGGTCTGGCTGGAAACCAATTGTTGAGATTGACTGATTTGCCCCTGTGCCAGTATATTGAACTGTGTTAAAGAAATCGTCTGGTTGATCTGGATCATTACCACCATACTGATAGTTTGCAATATTTTCTGAAACTGCCTGTGCAGTTAGTGCCTTATATCCTGTAGGAACTGTTCCTCTGAACCAACCATTAGCAGCACTTTGATATGTAACATCAGAATTAAGAGTATTATTCGCATCACCACAGTTCATCTGTGTTGGATATGCATCGTTAGAATTATAGTAAGCAGACGCACCGGCATAATAATTAGTATATGAATCA